TCGTAAGCCGCCCTGTACAAGCTTTAGATTCCGGTCAATGGTGGTATTGCTGTCCTCGATGATGGAATCATCAAAATCAACTGTAACCGTGACCGCTTCATGGCCATCTAAAAAAGCTACCGCTTCCACCATTCCAATGATCGCAGACGCCATAGGAAGCTCATTCTTTTTCATATTTTGATACAGGTCTGACTTGTCGGATATTACTTCCGTAGCTGTTTTAACCCCCGAGCTACTAAACTGATATCTGCCAGTACCCATGCCGCATTTAAGTGACAATAGATCCAGAGATCTCTGGATTCCCAGTTCGTGATCAGCGGCACGGATCTCCATGTTATTCTCGGTCAGTTTCAAACTATCGTCTTTACTGTCTCCTGGCATTGCATAATATATCGTATCATTGGGATCAAAGACCGGAGCCGCAGTCCCGTCCTCTGTCATCATGATCTTGGCCATAGAAACAGGAACGATGATGCGCTTCTTCCCAAGGATAAATTCATTCATGTAGGAATCGTATACCAGATCACAGCCTTTTAACTGGCTTAAACTGTTTGCGTACACCGATATCCCCATAGGACTATCTAAGTCAATGTTATTCTGAATATTTGGCGTGATAATCTGGAAGAGTGGTCTTGTGCTGTGAGTTGGGACAATAGGAATAATATCTTCTCCAAGCTCCAGATCTTTTCCGGAATCCGCATCTACCAACCTGTTTTCAATGTAGTACTCCTCCGGATTCTCAGCATCTTCCTGATTTCCGAAACGGTGAATCTGTAAATAGATAACGTCCTCGCCGTCCTGCACCCGATAGCTCCCGAAGGCACACTCGGTAATATCTCCATTATCCCAGGATAGCGGATAGATCATATCTGCCCTGACGTAATCAATAACAATCGTGTCACCGGCCAGATATTCCACAAAAGCACCAGTTCCAAGCGCAAAGGCAAGTTCAATCAACTGGTTGGCCCGTACACGGAAGTTATTCAGTTTCAGGATCTCCTGCAACCGTTTATCATAACTGCCGGCTTTGATAGATACTTTTTCATTCAGAATCAGATTCGCCCAATCCTCGCATATCTTTTTAGCCATGCCAAGGGAAAGCCTGGTGCATTCCGTTACTTTGATTCCGTTATAGACATTGTACTTGTGAAACTTTTCAACTTCCCCTTGGTACCATTCCAGCCACTCGTCGATATGGGAGAAAGTATCATCGGATACGGTGTTGTAACCATCGTCTTGTAAATACTGCTGAATTGTTTTCATTTCTCACCTCCTACGCAGCAATGTAAATAATCTCGTCCTGAACGCTTTCCGTACTGTACTCGGTACTGTCCAAGCTATCTACATTCATCAATCCATCATCAAGTCGGACGTCCTGATTCTTTTTCTTATCATCATACACAGCCTGTTCAAAGGCTTCTATGATGTGTTTGCAGTGTTTCATGATCTTCCAGCGTTCCTGGGCGATCAGGCTGTTATAGAATGCGATCCTGTCATTGATCGGGCCTTTGATTGCATTCTTGATATCAATTGCTACATGCGCTTGAATACACGCAGACTCCAGACCGGCAATGAGCGTCTGCTCTGCGCTATCACAATAGGCTTCATAAACCTTATATTTGGTTTTCGCTCTCCGGACGAAATCTATAAAATCGTCCTGGAGCTGTTTGGGATTGATCCGTTTTTTACGATAGTACTCTTCAAGAATAACTACTTGCTTGAATCCCTTTGTAAATCCTGTCAGGGTAAAAGAATGAGCCGACTTCGTACCTCCAAAGTCGACCCCGATTGTTGCATATATGATTTCATTGTCTTCCAGCCATTCAGACCCGATAAGATATTTCTTTTGATTATCAACAAAATGCTGATAAATAAGTCCGTCAGCCGCCACCCACAAGCCAAGGATAAAACGCTTATAGAATACACTTCCATGCGGCCATGCGTTTTTATACTCTTCCTTTCGCTTTGGAGAGATAGAAAGGTTATCGTCCATCGTGAAGTGAAGGTGATAAACCTTTTTCTTTTTGGCTTCTTTTGGTTGTAGGTATTCCTCCGGTATAAAGTGGTGAGGGCCTGCCGGGTTGCAATTCATCCATATCTTCCAACCGTCCACGGAGCACCGGGCGATCATCTGATCAATAAATGACTTCGGAAACAGCGCCGCTTCATCTGCATAAGCTCCCGCCGCCGTAAGTCCCTGTAAAGTATCCTGGCTGGCTTCTGTGTTTGCTCCGTAAAGATAATAGGTATTACCGCCTACCTCTATCCTTGCATCGGTTCCTGACCGGATATAATTATACGGCCAGCCCCATGCCTCAGACATCTGAAGCATAGGTCGAATGACGTTCTTTTTCAGGGCACCCATGGTTTTTCCTGCAAGTATGAAAGATTCTCCGGAAAACATCTCCTGCGACCATGTCAGAAACCCAATGATACAGGCTATTGTTTTGCCTGATCGAATAGATCCGTCCGCTATTACATAATTGTTTTCAGACGCCTTTGCTACTGGCCTCCACCAATGGATCAATCTCTTTTGCTGGTCGGAGAAAGGCTTAAACTTAAATACCGCCGGCTTCTTCACTGTCTTCGGCATCGTCTGTTTCCTCCTCTCCTTCTTCCGGTTCTTCGTCAAACAAAGCGCTTAGATCCTCCTCCGATGGCTTCATGGCCTTTAAGAAGCTTTGTATGTTTTCCTCATTCCCATCGTTACCGCCAACCTCCTGATCTCTGGCACGCTTCGCCCGATCGGTTCGGATCTTCTGCTCCTCTTCATCTGCTTCCGTTTCCGCAGACTGACCGGAATACTTGGCAATAGCTTCATAGGCTTTCACATTTCCGTTTAGAGCCTCCTTAATCATAGCTGCATGCATAACCATTCCTAGAGTGTTATCAAGCCCCAGAGCTTCTAATACCGGGGACCATTCAGGGTTATTTACCTCGGTAGTCAGAAGGTCATTTAATTCCTTTCGGAAGTTTGCTTTCCTTCGCCTGGCTTCACCAGAAGCCTTACCACCTTTTCTGCCGTATTCTCTTGCTTCGCTCACGCTTCGATTACTAAAAGGGACTAAGTTTTCATTGTTTGCCAATCACCTCACCTTCCAATCTGCTAATTTTTATAACAAAAAAGAGACGGGTCGGCCGCCTCCTCTGTTGCTTACTATTCCCTTACGTTAAGTTCTATTTTTCCGCAATTAGGGCAAGTGTAAATACTTTTTGCCATTATCGGCTCCTGGTAAGTCCCACCATTAGGATACGTCTTGTCTTTGCTATATCCTAATGGAAAAGAAACAGATTCCTTACGCATCTCAACATCGCATCTTTCGCACTCCATAAAAGTCCCTCTCTTTTTTTTTCTTCCATCATACACCAAAAATTACCAAAAGAAAACACCCATCGACCATAAATCGACAGGCGTTCTTAGAAAGAATCAGGTATGAACCAGCTACTACACATTCTCAGCATAGCAACCGCAGGGGGTAAGAATATTTAAAGGGAGGTGGCTAACTACACCTTTAATACAGCTTACGCTGAATCATCTTGTCTCGTGATAATTATTTTAAACAAAAACGCCCATCAAGACTTAATCAAGATAGGCGTTTCCAAATTTATACAGTTTTGGATATTACTATTATAACTCTTCTATATTGCCCCGTCAATGACGGCTTTTTGACATGCTTGTCAAGCCCTTTAATCCAGTACGATGGCGTCTGCTCCAAACAGATAAACACATAGAATGCCTGTAAGTTCTGAAACCCAACGCCACACGGTTCTTTCTGAACAGCTACCCAGTATCTCCACAATGGACTCTGGAGTCATTCCATCAAGATAATAGTACCTAAAGGCCACATACTTCTCCGGTGATTCCTTTTCAACCATCTCCTCTTCCAGGAGCCCCAGGCACTTATCAATATGTGCAATCATGATGATACTCCTCAGCTTGCTTTTTATGATGCTGTTTATGTATATGTCTTCTGCTGATAGTTTTTCAAGCCCCTCCCCATCGTCTACATCTGATAGTTCGGACACACCTTCCTGGACGCTCCGACAGATCCGGTTATAGTTCTCCATCAGCTTCCTGGCATTCTGGAACACCTTTGCCCTAGCGTTCTTCTTTTGAGACTTCTCAAATTCTTTCACAGCCTCCAAGGCTGCTGTCCTAACCAATAACTCTGCTGCTTCTTTTTCCAAGCGCTTCACCTCCCTACTCCTAATATTTCATTTCTCGTGTTCTCCCAAACAGGAAGTAGTGGCTTAATATACAAATCGTCTACCACTGCAAATGTATACCGCCCGTTGTACACACACCCGGTATTTGCACAATTTACAACTGCACTCCTGGGAATTTGTAACTGCTCTGCTGCTTCTTTTGAAGTAAAATCGCCTATGGAAACTCCGCCGTCAAATACCTCATACAGTTTTATGTGTGTCATCTTTCTCTCCTTCTTTCTTTTCTAAGTCGTAATAATGCATAATTTCTTACTTTATACCCAAACTATAGTTGCCCGTCTTATTAGATACGCCCAGGCATTTTTGTCTCCTCTGTGTCTGGGCGATTAAAAACCTTAACTCACTTTATATAATAATTCACTGGTTCCTTCCTCATCTCCACTTTCATTATTGGCTTTATCTTCATCACCGTTAATTACAAAAGGCTGTTGAATTGTTTTCAATGTAAATGTCAAATATGTTACCATAGCGAATACATACAGAACAAAAATATTTACCACTACGGCTGCGGATATTAGCAATATCTTTTTCATACTGTCTTCCTTTCTTCTATCACCTTCCAATAATGTTATTTACACCCTTAGAATGCCCATAGAATCAATTTGTACACAGATACTACACCATCTGGTAAATAGAGATTTTTCCAATTATTCCAGCTGTTTACAATTTCTTCCTTGCCTTTGCACAAGCGGGGCCTGCCCGTAAAGAAGGATCCGGGCATAAATTAGTATATGCATAGGCTGGCATCTGCGCGCTGAAACTCATAACCGGCGGTGCCTTTATAGCTGCATCCGATTCAGCCTGTAGCCTGCGGTTGACACTCTCCTTCTGCGCTCTGCAGTCCTTTGATGATTTTCTCAATTTATCCCTCCTCTGGGAAATATCAGTTTAATGGATCTTTTCGCTCTTTAGTGGTTCGAACTTATAAGTATAAAAGAAATATCCCAAATCTTTGAAATCTTCTAAAAACTCTGAAATTTCCCCGTCAGCTCCTACCTGGTAATACAGAAAACTTCCGTACTCATCAAATATTTTGTAGAGGGTTTTATATTGACCTTCATTGTTTCTCTTAACCTTTGCAACTCTTAATTTTTGCATTGTTCCCAATGTATTTACCTCCTTCAAATCCTAATTTTGCGGCATAGCATATTCTGGATTTTTAAAATTCCAGCCCGCGAAGGTCATTTCCGAAAATACTTCTGTTGTTCGCAGCATATCTTCATACTTACCGCACTCTACACGTTTACCCGGTTTATTGTCTGGGGTACAGAAGATGGTACACCCTTGCATTTCAATGCTGTGGCCCATAATAACATCACCGTCTTGCTTAATAATTTTCATAGTCCCACCAATCCTTTCTCTGGCTGGTACGGTTCCGGAAGCGGCTTCCAGGCAAGTACCTGTTCCGTAGCTCCATTGAATGTACTCCACATACATTTTCCATTACTCTCTACCAAGCAATCCAAAAGGGTTGACGTATCTTCCCCAAAATCATATACCGCAACCAGGACATCCGTATCTAGCTCTGGCAATCTCTCCGTTACCGGGATCCATTCCTGCCTATCCCGGTTATATGTATTCAGGATATCGCACACATACTGTACCATCTGGCACTCAGCACAAATGCGATCAATTTCTTCTTGACTCCAAAGCTCTTTCGGGATCCGACACTTACAATCACATAGATGTCCCATCATAGAAGCAACAATCTTATCCATCTCATTACAATCTGCCATCTTAAGCTCCCTCCTCGGATTCCATCTCCTCAATCTTCTGAATCAAATCCATCTCTGCATAATTCTTTTTAGGATACTGCTGATATGTAGCCTCACTCTGCTTCCCTGCCACGTACTGGTTGTAGTAGTGCCGCGCCAGATCCGCCGGGATATCCTGGTGCTTTCCAGTCAACGTCAATTTGCTTTTATCACTGTAAATAATTCTTATTTTCCACATGCTTTCTTATTCCCTTTCCCGGCACACACCCAAAATGTATATGCAATTTACTCCGTCTCTTGG